GGAAGGATACAACTACATCGAGGATGCCTGGCGGCGGATCTGCAAGATCGCCAGCGTCAACGATTTTAAGGAGCATACCCGCTATCGCATGACCGGCAGTTTCAAGTTCCAGCAGGTCGGGGCCGATGGGGAGCTCAAGCATGGCAAGCTCGAAGAGATGCAGTACGGCCAGAAGGCCGACACGCACGGGATCATGTTTGCCCTGACCCGCCAGATGATCATCAACGATGACCTGGGCGCCTTTGCGGACATTCCCCGATCCATCGGCATGGGAGCCGCTGAGGCCATTGCCGATGCCGTCTGGGGATTGCTTTTGAGTAATCCGAACAGCTTCTTTTCGACTGCCCACAAGAATTACCTGGAGGGGGCCGATACGGCCTTAAGTGTCGATGGCCTGACGGCGGCCGAGATCTTGTTTGGGGAGCAGACCAAGCCCAATGGCCGTCCTTTGGGGATCGGGCCTACAATCCTGCTGGTGCCCATCGCCCTGAAGGTGATTGCCGAGCAGCTGATGAAATCCGTCAACCTCAATGAGACGACCACGGCCAACAAGCCCAAGCCCCAGGCCAATCCGCATGTGGGCAAGTTCGAGGTGGTTTCCAGCTCCTATCTGAGCAACCCCTCGTTTCCCGGCTATAGCAGCAAGGCATGGTATCTGTTCGCCGATCCCAACCGGCTGCCGGCCCTGGAGGTGGCGTTTCTCAACGGCGTGGACCGCCCCACCGTCGAGAAGACCGATGCGGACTTCAACACGCTGGGGATTCAGTTCCGCGGCTATATCGACTTCGGCGTGCGGGAGCAGGACTTCCGCGGGGCGATCCGCATGAAGGGCGAGGCATAACCACTAATCTTAGCACAGGAGATCAACTATGAGTGCACGATTTGTTCAAGATGGAAAATCCATCGATTACACACCCGCAGCGGCCGTAACGGCGGGCGATGTGGTGGTCCAGGGGGACCTGATTGGCATTGCCAATCTCGACATTGCCGCCAATCAACTGGGGACACTGGCGATTGAGGGGGTCTTTGACTTCCCCAAGGCCACGGGCACCGGCAGCAGCATTGCCGCAGGCGCCATCTGCTATTGGGATGCAGGCGACCAGCAGGCCAAGACGGACTCGGAGACCGGGGCCAATAAGAAGCTCGGTAAATGTATCCAGGCCGCTGGGGACAGCGATACCACGGTGCGGATCAAACTGGATCAGTGATATATGGGCGATCTCCTCAAAAGCGGACTGCAGTTCCTGGAAAGTCAGCGGCAGCAGCACATGGCCCAGGAGGTCACCTACAAACGGGGCAGCGATTCGGTTGTCGTCTTGGCCACGTTTGGAAAGACCACATACGAAGTGGAAGAAACCGAAGGCATCACGGTTGGGGCGGAGGTCATTGACTTTCTGATCGCCGCCGCCGCTCTGGTGATCCAGACCCAGCTGATCCAGCCCAAACATGGCGACCAAATCGTGGTGGCCGGCCAGGGGACCTATGAGGTCCTGGACCTGCCGGGCGCCGGGTGCTGGAGGTACAGCGACCCGTACCAGATGACCTATCGAATCCACACCAAGAAGATTACCTGATGAGGACACCATGACCGACAAGACCGAAACTACCTGGCAGAAACTAACCCTGACCGTCCTGGGTCTGGCCACGACGATCCTGCTGTTTGCCTTTGGGTCTCTGGAGACCCGCAAGGTCGATCAGAGCGCCTTCCAGGTCCATAGGGAAAACGAGCGGGAGCAGTTTCGGCGGATCGAGTCGTCTCTTTCCAGGATCGAAGAGAAGGTCGACCAGCTGATTCTTTACCAGCAGGCATCCCAAAAGCAACTCAACAGAGGCCAATGATGTCTATCGTCAATCCGAAACAAATGGCTGATGCAATCTCGACCCTTCTCAATGGGACCAGTTTCAGTATCCCCTTTGAAAGCCAGGTCCTGCTCAAACCCCTGTTTGACCTGACGGAACTGGGGGATCTGAAGGTCACGGTCGTGCCGGTCTCCCTGGGCCTGGAAAAAATCGCTCGCGGCATGAGCTCCGGCCAGTATGAAATCGACATCGCCATCCAGCAGAAACTGCCTGCCGAGGACATGGATGCGGTCATCGAGTCCCTGATGGAGCTGGTCCTGGAGATCGCCAGTTGCCTGGCCAATAGCCCCATCGAATATGAGACCGGCAAACATACAACCGCTATAAAGACGGAGATCAAGCCCATCTATTCGATGGAGCACCTGGCTGAATACAAGGTATTCACCAGCGTGGTCACCGTAACCTGCAAAGTCACGTAAGGAGAACTATTATGCGAAAGATGGGGAGGATCCTGTTTGGCCTGCTTCTTGAGGAGATCTACTCCGGATGGATTGGCGGGGTGACGCTATGAATAATTTGATTGCGCGAGTCATTTCTGTTACATCCCAGTACCAGCCGCTAGCGCCGGGGCGTCTGGTAGCGACCATTACGCTTTCAGCGCCGCCGGCCAATAGTCATCCGGTCTATCTGCAGGGAGATACCGGCCAGGACGTGCCGCTGGTGCCGGGGGAATGGCATATCTTCCAGCGGGTGAACCTGGCCGAGATTCGCCTGAAAGGAACGGCTGGCGATAAGGTCACCGTTGTTGGGGGGACCTGGTAATGCCGTATATGCCGCCAACTCAATCGGGTTCTTCTGTGCCCACCGGGACGATTGTCCTGTGGTCCGGGACTGTTGCCACCATTCCTTCCGGGTGGTTTCTGTGTAACGGTCAAAACGGCACACCGGATCTGCGGAATCGGTTTGTGGTCTGTGCAAGCGGCGATTACGTCGGCGCTGCGGTCACATCCATCCAGGGCGGTCCAGCCCAGTATGGGGGCAAGAACAAACACCGGCACACCTTTAGTTTTTCAGGCGGCGGCTCATCCGGAGTGCCGGTCAGCGGCTCAATCAATGTGCAAAGCGGAACTGGTGCTACCGCGTATGGATCGACTCATGCCCACAGTTTCAGTTTCAGCGGCGGCGGAGCCACAGAATATCCATCTGAGGAGGGAGAATCGTCATCGCTGCCTCCCTTTTTTGCCCTGGCCTATATCATGAAAGGATAATCCGCTATGATTCCCCTGGCCAGGACCAAGCAGTTGTTCTTTGACCGCAATGCCGTCACCAGTGCCCTGGATAAGGGAACCCGCCAGGTCCTGTCTCAGTTCGGCGCCCTGGTCCGCAAGACCGCCCGCTGGTCGATCCGCAAGCGGAAGAAGTCCTCCTTGCCCGGCCAGCCGCCGTCCAGTCATACCGGGCTCCTGAAGCGGTTTCTCTTCTATTCCTATGACGACTGCCGCAAATCGGTGGTGATCGGCCCGGCCAAACTGAATGCCAAGAACACCGGCGCCCCAGAGGTCCTCGAATACGGCGGCACGGCCCTGCTCCAAATCGGCAAGGACAAAAAGAAGATCCAGATTGCCAGCAGACCTTATATGAACCCGGCCTTCGAAAAGATCAAAACCCAGCTGCCTTCTTTGTGGCGCAACAGCATTACTCAATAATAGGAGATTCTAATTATGGCAACCACGTATAAGCTCGGAATGGATGCAGTGATCCTGTACCAAACCCCTGCGGTGGACAATCCTTCGACCCTGACTCCGTCGTCCATGACGGAGCTGACCAACGTGCGGGACGTGACAATCAATCACGAGACCGGCGAAGCGGACGTGACGACGCGAGGCAACCAGGGCTGGCGGGCCACCGCTGCCACACTCAAGGAATGCACGGTCGAGTTTGAGATGGTATTCAAGCCCTCCGATGCCGGGTTTGCCGCCATCAAGAATGCCTGGCTCAATAACCAGGAGATCTCCCTGGCGATCATCAGCGAAGATCCGGATGCCTCCGGTGCGGAAGGCCCGTGCGGGAACTTCTCGATCACCAACTTCAGTCGAAGCGAGCCGCTGGAAGAGGCCATTGTCGTCCAGGTCACCGCCAAACTGTCGGCCTGGGGATTGTGGTACACCAAGGCGTAATTGGAAAGGTTTTATCTTATGAAAGAATTTATCGACAGCACGGGCAAAAAATGGGTTCTATCCCTGACTATCGATGCCGTCAAACGCTGCCGGGATCTTTTAAATATAAACCTCCTGGAACCGGAAAAGGGCGACCCTCCTCTATTAACCCAGATCGGCACCGATGAGATCCTGTTCTGTGATCTATTGTACTGCCTGTGCAAGCCGCAGCTGGATCAGGCGGGTATTACGGATGAGCAGTTTGGCCAGTCTTTGGGCGGCGATGCGATCCTGTCAGCCAGCAACGGCTTCTATGAGGAGATGGTTGATTTTTTCCGGAAACGCGGCCGCAGCGACCGGGCCAAGGCTGTGGCCAAACAGCAGGAGGTGATCGACCTGGCAGTCCGCAGGATCGAACGGACCCTGGACCTGCTGGACCTGGAGACCGAGATCGAGAAAGCCCTTGGGAGTGTATCTACAAACTCGCCGGGATCATCGGGATCAACCCAGGACCGCTGACGCTGCGGGAGCTGCTCTGGATGGCCCAGGGACACGGAGAAAGCAGCTGGGGGCGGATCAGCAACCTGATGGCCCTGATTGCCAACGTCAACCGGGACCCGAAAAAGGGACGTCCTTTCAAGCCGGAGGATTTTAATCCCTATGCCCGAAGATCCAGGGTCATTGTTCTGACCAAACAAAACTTTGGCCTCCTTCGGGAGGCGTTTATCGGAAAGGAATACCCTTCAGGGTAGTAAATACCCGCGAGTAAAAAATGAAATCCACTATGGCAAAATTACTGATCCGCGGACAAGCGGAACATCTTAATTGGAGTGAACGTAGCTAATGGCCGCACAGGCAGGAGCCATCCGGGCCGGACGGGCGTTTGTCGAGCTGTTTGCCGACAGCAGCCGGTTTGTAGCTGGGCTGCGGCAGGCGGAACATAAACTCCGCCAGTTCGGCCGGAATGTCCAGAACCTCGGGATGCGGATGACCGCCCTGGGGGCGGCGGCGATCTCCCCCTTTGCCATCTCCACGAAGGTCTATAAGGACTTCGATGATGTCATGCTGTCGGTCAAGGCCGTCACGGGGGCAACCGGCCAGGAGTTTGACCTCCTCACCGAGAAGGCCAAGTTCCTGGGCCGGACGACCTCCTTTACTGCCGCCCAGGTGGGATCTGCCATGTTAGAGCTGGGCCGGGCGGGCTTTGCCGCCACGGAGATCGACGCTTCCATCGCCTCGGTCATGAACCTGTCCCGGGCGACCGGGACCGACCTGGCGGAATCCACCAACATTGCCGCTGCCACGATGCGTGCCTTTGGCCTGGATGCCTCCGAAATGACCCGGGTAGTTGATGTCCTGACGGCCACGGCCAATGCCTCCGCCCAGACGCTGTCGGATCTGGGGGAGTCCATGAAATACACCGCCCCGATCGCCGACATGTTTGGCCTGTCTCTGGAGGACGCCTCCAAATCCCTGGGCATCCTGGCCAACCTGGGCATCAAGGGGTCCATGGCGGGCACGACGCTCAAGAACATCATGCTGCGGATGACCGATAGTTCCATCCGCACCAAGCTCAAGCAGTTGGGTGTGACCGTCTCCAATGCCAATGGGGACTTCCGCAACCTGGCCGACATTATGGCTGACCTGGGCAAGGCGACCGAAGGCATGGGCGATGTGGAAAAACTCGGCATCTTCAATGAGATCTTCG